GTTGAGAGGCCCCCATCGACCCCGTTGTCCCCAGGCCCCTCCCCCTTATTCACAGGGCTGTGGACAAGGTTGTGGATATTGGGGTGTGGATAACTTGGTGTGATGGGGGCTGTGTGTGGATGAAGTTGTGGATGAGGCTGTGGGTATGTTGTGGGTTATTCCTCGAGGTTGGGGGTGTTCCTCTTCCGGTCGTGGGTTGCGGCTTTATGGCTGTTGCAGCTACGACACATGATTCCGAGGTCGTGGTCGACTACTAGATCGGTGGAGGGGTGGGGTGGGCGTCCTGCCCATCCTTGGATATTCCAGCCTGGACACCAGTGGCCGTGTTGTGTGATCCATTCGTGACGTAGTTGTTGGGAGTTGTAGCGCCATGCTCCGGCGTACTCCTCTCTGGTGCCCCTGCCCCTGGGGCGGCCCCGTTCGTATGCTTGCCGGCAGGGTTTGCATGGTTGGGGTGGGGTGGTCCAGCCCCCACATTTTTCGCATCGTCGTTGTGCCATGTCGGTTCCTCGAGGGTGGTGGTTTAGAAGAGCGGGGGTGGGGTGTTTGTGGGTGAGTCCGGGTGCGTCCCCCTATAGGGGGGAACGCGTCCCGTTGGACCGTCGCTTTGCGCGTCCCGTTCGGGGTCTATCGCGTCCCGTTTTTCTGAGCCTGTGACGTGGGGGTTTTGTTTAGAGGCCGGCGCGTCCCGCTTTTCGGGGTGCGCGTCCCGGTTTTTTGGGACGCGTTGCGCGTCCGGCTGGTTTTCATCGCGTCCGACGCGCTTGTGCGCTTGTGAATTGTCGGTGATTCCGGCTTTGAGTCGTAGGTCGGCTTCGCTGTGGGCGGCTTGTTTTCTGAATTTGAGGGCGGTTCGGATGCGGGCGTCTCGCATTTTGTGTCCGGCTTCTCGGATGGCTGTTTTGGCGTGGTTGAAGCCGATGTTGTTGGGTAGTTGGAGGGTGTCGAGTAGGTCTGCGTCTTGTCGTGTGCCGTTGGGCCATGTTTGGTCTTGGGCGTCGATGATGTAGTCGTGGCCGTAGTCGGTTTCGGTGCGGCTGATTCGTATGTCTTGGGGCACCCAGGAGAGTCGGGAGTGGGTGCGGTTGAGGCGGATTCCGTCTCCGTTGCGGGTGTCGGTTCTGGATAGTTGCCAGACGATGTCGACATCGTCTGCCTTTGCGCTACTTCCTCTCATTCCTTTTTCAACAGATTTTCCGGAATGGTCTGTTCGGAGGACGGCTATCCCTCGGGCTTTTAGCGATAGCCCTGTGTGTCTGTAAAAGTTGCGGACTGTGTCGGCTTTGTCTTCGTCGCCTTCGACGGCACGGCCGAATGTGTCGACGACTACTAGTTGGGCTTTGGTTTGGTCGACGAGGTTGAGTATGGCGTGGGCGCCTTCTGGTGTGTCGAGTGGGGGGAGTGATGGGAGTAGGGCGTAGTGAAGATTTTGGAGGTTGTCTTGGGGTCCGTAGCCGAGGTCGGTTAGGCGTTCGATGAGGTCGTCTTCTGTCATTTCGTAGTCGAGGTATAGGCAGCTGGTGGGGGTGGCTCTGGTTTGTCCGAGGATCCGTCCGCCGGTTGCTACGGCTGCGACTATGGCGAGGGTGATGGTGGATTTTCCGGCTTTGGCTGGGGCGTATAGGGCTATGGATCGGCCTTTGGGGATGATTGGTTCGGCGATCCATTCTTCGTCGGGTCGATCGTCGGTCCAAAGTTTTTCCCAGTTGACCAGGTGGGCGAGTTCGATTCGTTCGGCTGGTTCAATGGGTTTTGGTGTGGTTGGGGTGATGAGTTGGGTTTCGAAATAGTTTTCGGTTGTTCTGCTGGTGATGTTGTGGAGGTGTCGTGCGGCTTGTGAGCGGTCGCCTTCATGATGTCGGCAGGCGTGGTAGCCAAAGCGGCTGTAGGAGCCTTCTGGAAGCCATGGGATACTCGAGGTGAAGACGGTGAGGATGTCGCGACCTTCGTGGCCGGTGGTGGCGGAGATTCCTTGTTCAGGGTTTTTGCCTGGTCGGGTCCAGTGTTGTTCTCCGTTGGTGTGTGTTTCTGTGAGTGTCCAGCCGTCTTCGGTGAGTAGTTGGGGCCAGTTGGTTGTTTCGTTGTATCGGGCGGCTATGGAGTCGTTGGTGTCGCCGATGGTTGCCGATGGTGTGGGGTTGGTTGGTTGGTCGCGTTCGGTGAGGAGTTGGAGGAGCCATGGGGGGGCGTCGGCGATGGTGTCGCATCCGTGGTCCCATTGGTAGGGGTGTCCGTTGGGGTGGATGGTTGGGGGTGCGACTACTTGGCCGCCTGTTCCTCGGATGTCGAGTCCTGGTCCTAGGCGTCGGCCGGCGTCGTTTCGGATTTCAAGGTTTGGCGGGTAGTGGTAGTAAAGGTGCCATCCTCCGGATCCGGTGATGACTGTGGCTGTGTCGGGGAGTTTGCCGTGGCTTTGTTCAAGTTCGGCGAGGGTTTCGTCTCCGGCTTTGGTTTCGGTGATGTCGACGTCGAGTACGAAGATGCCGGTTTCGGGGCCGGTGGCGATGCCGATTCCGTGGTCACGGTATGGTCCGGTGAACCATTCGGTGACGGTTTCTAGGTTGTTGCTGGCAATGTTTTGCCAGTTGGTGAGGGCCGGTCGTTTTTCGCCTGGTCGGATGGGGACGACACGCCATCCTCGCCGAATGTATTCAATGGCTGTCGGGAGCGGGGATGTCATTGTCAAATTCCCAAGTATTCGGCTAGGGCGTGAGTCGCGTGGGTTTCTAAGTCTGTGAAGAGTCGGTCCGGATGCTCTGCATAGACAGCGGTGATTCTGTCGATTTCCCGGTTGACTCCTCTGAGAGTTTTTTGGTATCGGCCGTCTCTTGGCTGTTCGAGGTATTGGGCTACGACTTCGGCGAGTTCTGCTTCGAATCGAAGTTCAAAAGTTTCGATGACTGGGTTGTCCGCTATGTGTTTCCCATATCGGCGCGCGTGGTCGTGTTTTCTGTGTTGATTGTAATTTCGGGATATGCCGATGTAGAGAAGTTGGTTGCCGTCGTAGAGCCGGTAAAGATCGGTTGTTCCGTATTGAGTCATGGTTGTTTGTTGACTTGTTCGTTGTGGTCTTCGATTACGGCCACTATTTCCATCATTTGTCCGATATAGGCGGCGTTTGTTTGGCAGAGATGTTCGATGAGGCCAATGGCGTTGTGGAGGTCTTCGTCGAGGGTGTCGGGGTTGGGCCAGAACCTTTGGTTTTTGAGTGCCTGGAGTATTTCGTCGGGGGTCATGCCGCTCCTTCTAAATATGGGTCGAACCATTCGGGCCAGATTGTGTATGGGTGAAGTCCGAGGGCTATGGCGGCCCGGTCGGCTGATTGGTCTGACAGGCCAGCTTCGGCCCATCGATGCACTGTTCTTGCCGCAAATCCAGTGAGGTAGGCGAGTTCTAAAAATTCGCTGGTGCCGGCCGCTTCGAACAATGGTTGGAGGGGCCAGCGGAACAGATGGGTTGGCGGACCGTTTCTGCTAATCCAATACGCTTTTTTATAGTCGCTGTATGCGTTTCGGCAGGGATCACATCGGCATCCGTTGCTTTGGTATCGCTGTTTCGTTCCGTGTTCTCTCATCGGCCGGTGACTGTCCACCAGTTGGAAAGTGCCTGGCAGGTTTCACATGATGGGCCGTGATGGTTTCGGTGGAGTTTGATTAGTTGGGCCTCGAGGTCGTTGCCGGCGGTGCGTAAAGCCCCGATTTCGGTGATTGAGTCGTCGATAAGTCGGCAGTAGGGGCCGCGTGCGAGTGGTCGGGAGTGTCGGAGTCGGTCGAGAATGTCGGGGGTTTCGGTCATTTGGTTTCCTTGTTCGGATTCGACGCCTTTCGAGGCGTTTTTCTGCTGCTTTGTTTCAATTTCGGCACGATCGTGCGGCAGGTGTTGCATCGGTAGGTGAGATGGTCCCTGGTGCGTCCGTCGTGGCCGAAGTCGCTGAGGGGTAGGTATTGCCAGCATTTGGCGCAACGTTTCGTTTCGTCGGCGTCGAATGCTTTGATAAAGGCATCAAGTATTTCCCCCATTAGATCCATCCAAACTTTCGTGAGCATCCAGGCCACGCTTTGTAACCGGATCCGGCCAAGACGTTCTCGGCTACTGCGATCTGTTGTTCCCTCGAGGCTTCCCATGGGTGTGGGGCGTAGTCGCCTCCTCCGTAGCTGAGCCATGTTGACCAAGAGGAGGTATGGGCGAACTGCAATCCGCCTCCGTATCCGTTGCCAGTGTTGGCAGTCCAGTTGCCACCGGTTTCGCATTGTGCGAGCTGATCCCACCGGTCATCCGGAAGAATCACGGGTTCCGATGGGCGAGCGTCTGGATTCGTCGTTGTCTGTGGCAAAGTTGTCGTTGTTGCGGAATGTAGGAACATTCCGAGTTCGGCAAGCGCGCGCCCTGCCGTGTCATGGAAGTCGTAGGCGATGCTGGTGGCGGCGTCGAGGGTGAGTGGAGCTTGTGTTTCTTGGCTTTGTGCGGCGGCCGGTGCGGAACATCTTCCTAAAGCGATGCCGGCTCCGATGAGGATGATTACTGCTGCGAATCCTGTGAGGGTTTTGGGGAGGTTGTTTCCGGTTTCATCCATGTTTGACTCCTTGATTGGCGGCTACAGGTGTTGCAAAGCACAGCTTTCGAGGGCTGTGGTGTGTGATAGGTGGATTTACAGCGGTTGCAAATCCAGTGTGTGTTTCCTTTCACGAAAGTTGTGTGGTTTTGTCGTAGATCGGGAATGGGACGTTGTCGGGGTCGCGTCGAGTCCAGCCCCGTAAATGTTGCGCTATTTGGAAGGCTTCAGCGTGGTCTTGTGAAGTTGCCAGGGTGATTCGGTCGGCTCCCATTGCCGCTTCGATCAGGTAAATGTTGCGGTTGTGGTCTTTGCGGATGAGTAGATGCGCGGCGTCCATGTTTGTTCTTTCGGGTTGGGTTGAAACCCCCACCATCGTCGGGGAAAGGATGGTGGGGGTTTCAGATTGGGGTTGTTACGGGCGGGGCGGCTGGTTGAGGATCTGTCGGGCGTGTTCCTCGAGTGCCTGACGGATGAACTCGGACCGGTTCACTCCTGCTTGTTTCGCTGCTTCATCGATCATTGCGATGAAGTCGGTGTCGGCTTGGGCGCCGATGAGCTGCTTTCCCATTACATCAAGTCCTCTGCTGAGATCGATGCCGGCTTGGGCGGCTGATATTGCGCCTTATACCGTTTCGCTGGGTTGAGTCCCGGCTTGGATGGTTCGTCCTCATGGGAGAACTTGACGGCCAGCATTCCGCCGGCCTCAAGGTTGGCGTCTGCCGCTGTGAGGGCGTCTTTGATGGCTCCGAGAAGATATCCCTTGGCGAAGATTCGGGTTTCTTCTTGGGTGTCCTGGTCGATGCCGGTAAAAACAAACTGCATTTTCGGCTTGCCGTCTGCCCATCGAATTACTTCACCGGAAATGAAGTCGGTTTGTTCCCGTTCCTCGAGTCCGGTGATCCTGATTTTTACTGTGTCGCCAATGTTGTTGAATTTGGCGAAGTTGCCCCCACTTTTTCTGGTGAGGGATTTGGCGGCATTCGGATCGAATGTCATTTGGTTTCCTTGTCTGTCGGGCGGCCGCTCATGGCGGCGTTGATGTCGCCTTCGAATCGGATGCCTGATTCGTCCCACATGGGGATCAAATCGAGGTTGTCGATTGCGTAGGCGATTCCGAGGCCCTTTTGGGCTTCGGTCTTTCGGAGGGTGCCGAAGGCGTCTCCGAGAGAATGGTGGGGCATTGTGTGGCCGGTGGCATGGTCTATCAGACACCATGCAAGGTCGTCGTCGGCGTGGTCGGCGATGGTGATTATGAGGTCGCATATCCAGAAGCGCCGAAGGTATGGGACTCCTTGCGGGGGTGAGAGGGCGAGGGTCCGGCCTGATGTTTTCGCTTCTTCCAAAACCTTTTTGACCCATTCCAGTCCGGCGGGTGTCAGTGTTTTCATGGCCCGGTCGTTGAGTTTGTCGACGGTTTCGAGGTTGACGAGCTTGTCTAGGGAATCGTTGGTGGCTTTGCGTCGATTCGACTTTTTTGCTGGTTTCGGTGGCGGGTTCAGTTCGGGTAGCGATGAGAACGGCATTCCCAATTCTTTTTCGAGGACGTCAAGTACCCGGGAAATACCGTCGCCCTGGTCGAGGGTGATGGGGTCACCGGATTTCAAAGTGGGATGGTCGATCGGCCATGCTTCCAAAACTTTTTGGATGTGTCCGGCGACGACTAAAGCGGAGATTCGGTCCATTGTCGCGATCCGCCAGGAGTCTTCGACGTGTTGAACTTGCCCGGGGCGGCTGTGGCCGTGCATGGCAGCTGTTGCTTGTTCAAGTGTGAACTGGTGAAGGGGCTGGTATTTCCTTAGCCGTTTCACTTCGATCGCAATATTCAACGCCTCTGTTCCGGCTTCCAAATCAACCCAATGGAGGGTCACTTCGGATGATTGGGGTTGGCAATGAATGATGATGCCCACCGATTTCGAAACATCCGGCATTTGTTCACGGATGTCTTCAGAACCGTCTTTCGCTGCCCCTTGAGTGTAGAGGTTGTGGGCGTGGGCGTAGATCGATAGTTGAATAGCGAATCCGAGGCCCCCGTATTTGACGGAACTTCCGGTTTTGAGGTCGGCGATGAATGTTTCGTCTCCGTTGGTGAGAAGCAGATCGAATGTTCCGGCTACTTGGAGGTCGTCGTTCACAACGATTCTTTCGGCCATGCCTTCGACGAACTCGAGGCCGGCGTCGGCAATGGCGGCGATTATCGCTTCAATGTCTGCCTGGTATGGGTCGGGGGCGATGTAGGTGGGGTCGGCCAACCGGTTTTCAAGCATCCCGTGTATGGCGGTTCCGAGGTCGCGTCGTACGGTTGCGCCTCCGGCTTCCGACGCGCGCTTCACAATGCCGTCCAAAGCCTTTTTGTCGTCTGGCGGAGTGGTTGCGACCATTGCTACCAGGTCGGGCCTTTGTGCGAGTCCTAGGGCGGTCATGCGGCTGTTCCATGCCATCAATGAGGATTGGTCATCCAAAATTTTGGCGATGGTGGTGGCTCTGGTGTATCCGACAAGTTTGTTTTGACCTGGGGGGAGTACCTGGTAGCGGCCCCATCGATCGCGTCGGACTTCGGTTTGTGGCTGATTGAGACTGTTGACAGTTTCAGGGTTTAGCGTTGACATTCGGGTTTCCTGTCGGGTCGGAGGATGTCATGTGGCCGTTGGTGCTGAGCGGTTTTGAGTTGCTAGGTGTGTTTGGTATGTGGCAGGCCGGTCGTGGTCGCTGGTGGGGTTGGCTGGTCGTGATGTTGCATTCCTGGCCTTGGATGTTTTATGCGTTGGAGTCCGGCCAACCCGGTTTCCTGTTCATGTTCGGGATGTGGCAGCTGGTGAACGGTTGGAACTGCTGGTCGTGGTTCCGGAAGCGTCGTTGACGGGTGTGACAGTTCAACGGCTTCTCATGATCGAGTTGTAGGAAGCCCGGCAGGGGGAGCATCGGCATCCGGATCGGTAACGCGAGATTGTGCCGTGTTGCGCGGCCGGCAACCTCACCCCCAGTTCCAGTCGATAGTTGCGTCGGTCTTTTTCGGTCATGCCAGCCCAAATCCCGAAGCGTTCCGGATGGTAGAGAACATAAGAGCGGCATTCGTCAAGGACGGGGCATTGTTGACAAACCGCTTTCGCTTTCAACATGGAGTTTGTGTCGCCACGGTTCACAAAAAACAGATTTGTTTGGCCTTTACACGCGGCTTGTTCGGTCCATTCGTCGAGGGTGCCGGGGTTTTCGATCATTCGTAAAACCCGAATTGTTTCAATGTGGCGTTTTCGGATTTGAGGTTGGCGATCATCGCTTCCAATTCGTGTTGTTTGTCGAGGAGCTCATTGATTGCGGTGCAGGCGTCAAGGAACAGTTCGGGGTCGGGGTCTTCTGTTTCTACTGCTGCCATCAATTGTGCCCAAAGGTTTTCTATATGCAATTGGGTCATGGTCGGTTCCTTTCGACGATGGTGACGAAATCGGAGAGGGTGCAGGTGACATACCAGGAGCCGGGGTTGCCTTTGCCTCGTCGTTTGTGCACTACAACTCCGGTGTCACGGCCGGCGTTCAGGGCTTGTGCGGCGACATCATCGACCCATCCGGAAAGGTCGAGTCGGGCATGGTTTTTGATTTGAATGGCCGGCCAGTTTTTGTCGGGGATCCAAAGGTCGCCACGGTCCAAACTGGCGCCGGCCGGTACACGTTCGGCGTCTACGCCCCGAAGGTTCAGATAGTCGCACGTGGCCCGTTCGGCAGCTGAACCTTTGGCTTTGTTGGCGTTAGTCACAGCAAACCTTCGGAAATAGCCCATATCCAAGTCAAAACAATGGTGATGATCATGAAATATCCGATTAGGGCAAGCCAATCTTTGATCATCGACGGTTCTTTACTGGCAAAGCGAAGATTGCGACGGCTGCCAGGGCGGACAGGAATGTCCATCCGATTAGTGGCCCGAGTGCGTCTGAGGTCGCCAAATATTCGATTGGGGCGGGTAGGAGCATGATTGAGGTGATGATTGCGAGGGTGATGCCTGTTTGTTTCATGCGGGTCTTTTCGGGTTAGACGGATGTTCGGAGCGTTGGTTGCAGGTCAAACGATGGTGAAGATAGGAGAAGGTGCCGTGTTCGGTGCGGTCGAATATCTGCCGGCAAAGTAGGCAGTGAATCCAGTTTTGTTCGGTCACAATTCCACCTCGAGGTCGTTGCCGATGAGGACGATGACTGGAATGTCCGCCATTGTCGGAGCTGATGGTTTGGGGAGGGCGCGCGCCTTGTTGACCTGGTGGGCGAGGAGGAGGGCCGCTGGGGTGAGGCATATTAGAGTCCACATGGCTGGAATCCTTTGGCAATGACGTTCCTGAGGTCTTTGATGGTGATTTCGTTGACGTCGGTGCTTTGGATGTAAAGCCGAGTGTTGATGACTGCATGCCAGTAGGTGTCGTGGTCGGCGAAGTCTTCGGGGTGAATGATGTTGACGATTTCTTCGGCCCGAATTTCGGCGTAGACGAGGTGTGTAATGTAGGCGTCTTCTAAATCGTCGGCGGGTTCGTATTCGTCGGTGATGTGGTCGACGTTGCCGATGATTTGGGCGAGTTCCTCGAGTTTGTCTTCGTGGTGGATGGCTTCGCCGATGATCCGGTTGAGTTCTTTTACTGCGCTCATGTCGGGGTTCCTTGTCTTCTTGGGTTGCGTCCGGTCTGTCCGGCCACATCGAAAGTTATAAAGGATGCTTTCAAGGATGTCAAGGATTTTGTGTTTGGGCGTTCAGAAGCCCCCACACTTGGCCCTAGGGGAAGGCTGTGTGGGGGCTTCTGTCGTCCGGTTCGGGTGGTGGCTCTGAGTACGTGGCGTACGCCTCGAGTGTCCATTCGACAACCAGGGGAGCGGTGGTTGTCGTCGTCGAACCGGGGATCTTTACTCCTGGGGTAATGGTTGGGCGGGCGGTGGTTCGGATGGCACGCCAAGCCCATCGGGGAACTGAGCTGCGATGTCGTCTTCGACGAACGCGCGCCAGTCATCGGCGGCGACTTCGGTGACCGTCGTGTAGGCCGTCGTCCATTGCGCGTCGTAGTCGATCTCACCAGTAGCGGCGTTGCGGTTGGGGTGAGGAATGCCGAGAGCCGCACAAACTAAGTCGTGCCATGCGGTGAAGTCGGTAAGGGAGTTCCATCGGTAGTGCATCAGAATATCGCCCATTTCGCGTTGAGATATCTTTCGACTTGCTGCGCTTGCTGAAGTTGTGTGTATGGGCACGCGATGACTTCGGCGATGTGTCCAGTCATTGCAGTGTTGAGAGTCTTATTGTTTCCGAAGACATACCCTCCGTTTCCCTGTTCGTTTCCGGTGGTTGTATCGGAGGTGGAAAGAGCGCCTCCGTTGTAAGACGTGACGCGTATCTGCGTTACTCCTGCAGGAAGGTCGATTCTGATTAGGTTCCAGACGTTCGCGTACGTGACCGATAGGACAGAAACCGGGAGTCCGCCCGTAGCGCTTTGAATGGTTGTTCCCGCGAGATACTGCAAGATGAGGCGACTAAGACCGGTTCCGTCTCGCTGTCCCCATGCCTGACCGGTCGTCGCTGTCGTCTGAACGGAGACGATAAAGTAGGTCACCCCACCGGTTTGCGGGTTTACTCCCGACGCGTCCGGAGTCGTCAGATGTCGACCGGTGAACGATATGACGTTCAGCCCGTTCTTAGTTGTCGTGCCCGTCGATGGTTGAAGCGCTGAGGTTCCCTGTGTGGCGTGACGCTCGTTTCCGCTCTTGTCACTCCACTGCGAAACCAGCCCCGAAGAAGACGTGATCGTTGACGGATCAGCGGCGTCTAACCATAGGTGCGGACGCAATGAGAGCGGCGAGAAACTTGGCGCAGTTGCAACCGGAACGGCCGTGAACCTTGACGCTTCCCCACGTTTCGGCTTCCGACGCATTAGGCGATCCTGTTGACGTAACCGTGAATCGTGACGACGTTGGTCGTTGCGGCGAACGCTCGCACCACTAGCGGCGTGGCGTTTCCTTTGATAATGAGACCCGGTGCGATCAGAACGAGACCCTGTTCGGGTCCGATCGTGACTTCAATGAGATCGTCGGGGGCGGTGGTGCCACCCCATTCGATCGTCAACTTGCGCGCAGTTGTGTCGGTGTTCTGCGCGTACAGCCATATTTCGTCGAGCGTGGCAGCGGTAGCCGATCCGGTGTGGATCGTGGTGCCAGCTGTCGCGGTCGCTGCGACTTTGATGGCACGACCGTCCGTTGACCCGGAAAGGATGAGTTTTGAATAGGAAGCCATGATGATCCTTACGAGAAGACTTGATAGGACAGGATTAGTTGGTCGTCATCGGGCAGCGGGTTTGCGCCCTGTGCGCCCTGCGCGCCGGCGGTGCCCTGCGCCCCCTGAACGCCTTGGCTGCCCTGTGCGCCCTGCGCGCCGGCGGTGCCCTGCGCCCCCTGAACGCCTTGGCTGCCCTGTGCGCCCTGTGCGCCCTGATTGCCTTGGACGCCTTGACTGCCCTGAACGCCTTGGCTGCCTTGTGCGCCTTGTGCCCCATCGGCGCCCTGTGCGCCTTGGCTGCCCTGTGCGCCTTGCGCGCCCTGTGCGCCCTGTGCGCCTTGATTGCCTTGGCTGCCCTGTGCGCCCTGTGCCCCATCGGCGCCCTGAACGCCTTGGCTGCCCTGAACGCCTTGGCTGCCCTGAACGCCCTGAACACCTTGACTGCCTTGTGTGCCCTGTGCGCCCTGTGCGCCCTGTGCGCCTTGGCTGCCCTGAACGCCCTGAACACCTTGACTGCCTTGCGCCCCCTGGTTGCCTTGCGCGCCCTGGTTACCTTGTGTGCCTTGAACACCTTGGCTGCCCTGAACACCTTGATTGCCCTGAAACCCCTGCGGGCCAGTCGCGCCTTGCGGGCCGGCTTGCGTATACATGACCTGCGTAGCAGTAACCACCAGACTCGCCGTAGTCGGTCGAGTCGGTGAACCAGAAATCGGAAAAGTCGTGATAGCGACAGACGTCAACGGCGACGACCAGTAAAACTGGACGTAATCATTCGCGGCGACAGTCAACACAAAGTTCCATGAAGGCAACGCGTGGCCCGAACTAGACCCGTGCTTAGACGGGACATTCACAATCCCTGTGGAACCCGGGACATCGACCCCGTTTTTTCTGAACCATACGGAAACATCACAATCGGCGGTTGCAGTGTTTACGAACTGGCCGGACCATTGCACATTGTAAGTTCCAGCATTAGCGAACGTAATCTGTGAACCGGAAACAATTGAAACCCCGTTGGCTTCATCAGTCGTTCCCAACAACATGGCTGTTGCGGTATCTGCTACCGGTGTTTGGGTTGTGTAATCCGAAAAAGCCCCGTAGTAGCCGAGTGCTCCACCAGCTCCGGCGGGACCGGCAGGCCCGGCAATGCCAGCGATCACAATTTCGGGGACTGTGCGCGTCACTTCGACCGTTGACTCCGTATTCGTCAACGTCACATCAGTCAACTTCAGGACTACTGATTCACTCATGACCTAGTGACATCCTGAACAATTGTGACTTGCCCTGCCAACAATGTCGTGACTACAGGGCCAACCGGGTTTGTTTCCTGCAAATCCCATACCCCAACCCCAGGAGTAAGGGCCGCTGTTTGGGTGGAAGTCAAAGTTGCAGACAAAGTCCCGGCGGGACCGGAAACCACGGCACAAGCGAACGTTGCCAAGACGGTTGTGTCGTCGGCGTTGCTTCGGATCTGAGCGGCATAACTACGGCCCGAAATGTCAACCGCTGCCCCAGCCGAATCTTGAATGGTGACCGAAATGGTTTCCGTGTCCCCCATCCGAATTGTGATGTTGTATGTGGCCGGCATTTCACGGCCCCTGATAGGTGTTCACGACTGACGGGGAGCCGGCGGGTCCGATTTTGTCGGATGCAATCGAGGTCAGGGCAGACAAGAGGGCGGCGACAACGGAAGTGGCGAGAAGGTGTTGCCAGTCAAGGTTTAGCCAATCCATTTGGGTTGCACCGGCCAAAGCAACGATGGTTTGAGAGAAAGTTTTGATGGCCCGTTCCGCCAGTTGCTTCAAAAACGATTTTGTGAACATCACGGTTTCCAGTCAGGAGTTGGGTATGGCTGTTCGTCGGGAAACTCATGCTCTTGAGGATCGTACTCTTCCGGTTCTTCTTCGGGTCGGGTGATTGGGATGCTCTCGGGTTCAATCGTGATCGTCATTCCTCTTCGTCCCATTCGGATTCGTCGTCTTCAAAAAGAACAGTGGTTTGAAGCGGGTTGAGAAGTGACCCGTAAAGGCAGTCCAAATACCCGGCGGCGTCGGTGATTGAGTCTTTCAACTGGTCGGCATCGAAACCCTGTTCGAGGCCGTGGGCGATTCGGCCGAGTTTCATGCAAACCATAAACAGAATGCCGGCGTTGGCATCTAAGACGTCGGCACCCCAAAGGCTGTTGAATGTGTAGGTGACGCGCGCGTAATCCTCCCAGGGCGGTCCGTACGCTCGGCCCCGATCCCCATGGACTAAAGCGAAGGCGTCCAGGAGGATGGAGGGCCAGTGGGCGTCGAATTCTTCTTCTGGTTCTATTTCTTCCATGTCGGGTTCCTTTATACGGAGTGGATGTGGAGGTCGCCCCAGCCTCGAGGGCCGTAGCCGGTTCCGATGCCGAGAGTGAGAAATCCGGAGGGGGAGTTTTGGCCGCTCATGTCGGTCCACCATCCGGATCCTCCGTCCATCGCTGGGGCTTGCATGAATGTTCGGCCGGATGTTTCTGAACATATGAAATGGTGATAGTGGCCGGTGATGAGGATGTCGGCGTCGGCGATTGGTTGGCGTCCCATCACTTGGCCTTTCCACCAGTTTTCGAGTTTGGCGGCTGGATGTCCGGAGGCGCCGGCTTTGTGGCCGTGGGCGAACCCGACGGGGATTCCGGCGATGTCTAAAACCAGATTGTTTCCGGCGGCTAGGACGGTGGTGCAAGATCCGTAGCGGTCGGGGTTGGCGGCCAAGATTTCGGCGACCTGTTCCACTACTGCCAGGTCGTCGTTGTCGGTGGTTCGGGTGAAGGCTTTGCCGTTCAACCGGTTTTCTCCGTGGTTGCCTGGTACAGCTGCCAAAACGATTCGAGGGGTGTGCCCGATGATGTTGTCGACGGTGCGGAGTATGAGTCGGCGAGCGAGGCGAAGTTGTTCTCGTCTGTCAAGGTCGACGTTGAAGGTTTGGCCGGGGTAGTGGCCGTGGCATTGTTCGACTAGATCGCCAAGGCCGACAAGGTAGACGGAGTCGACGGGGCGGCCGGCTTTTTTGAGTTCACGGATTCGTTTGGGGATTTGGTCGATGGCCTGACAGATCCTTTGGATTGTCTCTGGAGTGCCGCCATTGGCTTCGCCTGCCTTTCCCAATTGCCAGTCCGCTAAGAGGCACACAAGCGATCTGAGGGGCTGTGTGGACGGTTCAGTGGCTTTGACTGGTTTGCGGCGTTCAATAAGTCGGCAAAGGGCGTCTACGTCGGGGCGGTCGTAGTCGAATTCGCGTGCGCGTAGGGTGGCCCGGTAGTAACGGAGCCGGCGGCCGTCATGGGTGTCCCATGCCCGAACCTGGACAGATCCTTCGACAACTTCGGTGGTTAGCGGGTCTAGTCCCCAGTCGGAAACAAGTTCAGACCACACCCCTGTCGTCGGGTCGGCCTCGAGGGGTGGGGTGGTGAGGGTGCCTTCACGGCCGTTCCAGGCGACACCAGGTTCCCAGCCTTGAGGGTGGGTTCGTCGATGTCGCGATCCGGCCGCTACTTCATTTCGGAACGAGGCAGTTTCGTCGGTGTTTCCTGATTCCTTCGCCACGGATTTCCCACCCTCTCCGCTTCATAGCCCTAGAGATTGCTTCGGCATCCCAAGATGGGTCGGCCAAAACTTCCATGACTTCTTCCCGGATTTTCGGGGTTTGGTTTCGCAAAAGAAAACACAACCGGCATTCAACGCCAGGGGTGCGGGTTTCTGCTCGGACGTCATCAGCAAAGGTCATCTACGCCACCAAGGCTTTCGGGATGTCATGCGGTGAAGGACGATGTGATCGTCAAGCCGGTCCGAAACAGTTTCAACCCTTACAGCGGTCGAGTCAACCTTCTGTTCAATACGATCCAACTTTTTAGAATTCTCGGAGTGTTCGTCGGTGTTGATGCGACGTGTTTTCCGTGACTGCCAAATCACCCCAGCGAACGCTAGAAACCCGGTGACTGACGCGGCGATAATCGGTTCCCATTCCATGACATCGGCTACCGATCCTGTTAGATGGTGGGGATTGCGTCAGTGAATGCCTGATCTGCAACCCAAACTGTTTGGCCTTCTACAACGACAGTATTGGCGCCGGCTGGTATAAGAAACTGGCCGCCAGACGGTTGGGTGATGACATAAACAACATTTTTCATTTGCCCTGCCGGAATATGCCATTTCCAACCCAAACCGGCGTCACAAAGAAAAACGTCCGGACGATTCTTGCCTTTTATCAGATACCGTTTCATTTCATCGTCCTGAGGGGTTGGGGGGATCGGCGGATTGATTGCGTTGATGAGGAGCTGATCGAGACGGGCGCGGTCCGGATGTGTCGACCAGGCATCAGACCTATCCCAAGGCTGAACGTCACCATGACAGAATAACCCGGGGCGTTCGAGTGCGGCGGTGCCCACCCATTCAGCGTTTGATAACGGAATGCCCAAAAGGTTCCACAATGCGTTGATTGCTTCACCGGCCCTGGAGATCATCGATTGTGTGTTCGGATCGTCGGGGTCCAATTCGCTGGATCGTCCGGCTAGACAAATGTGCCAGGTGCGAGAGTTGTAGCCGGATGCGGCTACCGAAAAGGTGGTGTAGTCCGGCGGGACCATCACAACCGTTTCTTCACTGTCAACGATACAGGCGTATGACCCCGGGTCGGAGCGTTTCGCGATGAACGCGGCGAGGTTGCGCGCGCTTCCCGGTCCGGTGGGGCCTTCGCTGGTATGAACCCCTACAGCGTATGTCGGCGTGTTCGACCTTGAGGGATAAAACTGTGGGGAAGCCGGTGGGTTGTCGATTAGGTAGTAACCCATTAGGCCGGCGCCCCCGAAGGTCCAATGTCTTCGATGGTGTAGATAGCGGGCCGGGTTGCATCAGCAAAAAATCTGATATTCGATGATGAACCCGTTGCCCGGTATACGACAATCCGGCGATCCAGAGCGGCGGTTGTCGTGGTCGTTTCATACCAGCTAAACGAAATCCCGAAAGCGATTGTCGTTGAATTCGCATAGGGCGTGTAATCCGATGCTGCGACTTCAGATCCGCTAGAAGCGGCGTTGTAGATAGCGATTCGGCCGGTGTCGTTCACTGAACCAAAAATGATGTGACCCGAAACAGTGTGTTTCAAGTAACGGTTTGCTGGCAGGCTCGGAGTTGAAATACTGAACCCTGAAACTGTCGTCGGAGTTGCGCCAGACGATGAGGTGCCGCTAGTGATTTTGGCGGCCGCTTGAACACCCCAAGGGGAGTTCCAGCCTGGGCCTTTGCGCCATGCTGAGGCCGAAGAGTAATGGTACAAACCTTCTGAGGAGTCGTTGGAACGGATGTACGCGACCATCCCGGCTTCAGGGGCGGTTACGGCAACGTCACGCGCGCCGGTAGACGCAAACGTCATCACCGATTGTTCCATCAGATAATTGTTCATTTCCGATGCGGTCAGAACTGTTGCGGTGAAGGTTTTGAAACCGGACCCCATTGATGCTCCTAATAGGCGAGGATATTGGTGTCGAGAACTCCCAGTGTGGCCGAGTCCAGGACAAACGGTGCGTTTTGCAAAGTGGGTGTCGTGTTGAATGTGACAACCCACTTGTCTCGAGTTATCGAATGCTTTACGCCTTCGATGATCAGATATTTCAGGATTTCACTTCCCACGTTTTGGGGGGTGCGTTCTACGGTGATTCGGTCGCCGATGTCGAGGGTGACACAAGGCGACTGGTAGGTGTCTGATCGGCGAACATTTACGGTGAGCTGGTCAATTCGCATTTGCGGGTCTTTATATTGTCCGAGTTTAGAAATTGCCGTGTTGGTGGTGTAGTACCCGTCGTCGGCGATGAAACCGGAAATATCTAAAGTCCGTTTGAAATATTTGGATTGGCTGGTGGCGTCCGACGCTGTGTAGGTCGTGCCGTTGGGTTGAGTGACCGTGATTTCGTTTGCTATGTACCGGTCGTCGTATGTGAAAACAATGTCGGAGTAGGCGATTTCGCCAATGCCAGGGTTATCCGAGAATGTTTGTTGGGAAGTGATGAAGTTGCCGAACCCTTCGGCGTTGCGGTCGATAAACCGGATTTTTCCGTCGACTGACATGAAAAGGCGGCCTTGTTCGGCTGTTTCTACTTCTTTCAACGCGTCGAGAAGGCCTTTACCGTTGACTCGAATTCCTTGGACGGTGGTGTCTCCGGTTGAAAGGTCGAGACCGTCAGACATCCAAGATGTGAGAGAAGCGAGATAGGTGATTCGTTGGTCTGTGCGTTCACCAGCGCGTCCTTGTCCCGATCCGGCCTGGTAATGGGCGAGAACATCGGCGGCCAACAAGGTTGTTTCCCGATACAAAACCAGATCCTGTATCGAACCTCGAAAGTATTCGGTGAAATTGTTGGCCGGTGTCGCGCTTTTGCTGGTTGGATACCCGACATCGACGAAAGTGTAATTGTTGACAACTTCATCGCTGAAACTTGAGGTTGTTGCAGTAGAAACGCCATCAACCCAAATTTGATTGATGATCCCCACCGGGGCGTCGGATTTGTAAGAAATGGCGATGTGGTGGGGTTGCCCATCGTTGACGGTGATTTGAACGTTTTTTGTGACGAAAGATGCCGAATTGCCGTAGTTCCCGAACTGGCCGACGATTGTTCCCACTCCACCGGAAACAACCATCCCGATGGTTGCCCCGTCATGATCGCCATGATTGAAAATCCCGTAGTTGCCGGTTGTCGATTCTGTGGTTTGGATCCACATTTCGGCGGACCATTCGTTGGTTGAAAACTTTCCGAATGTAGGAAGTGGGTCAACGATTTGGATGGCTTTGTTCCCGTCGAATGATGAAGACGTGGCCGAGTCGTCGACGATAAGGCTTTGGCCTGATGTGCATGACGACTGCACAAATGGTGTCGACGAATACCAGATCGCCGAACCAGAAATTCCGGTTTGAGTTTCGAAGGGGTAAACAGTGCCGGTCGGGTCGGCGAGTCGATACCAGGCGACCGGGTTGGCAGCTCTGATCACAGTGCCCCAATAGGCGTTGAGTTTGAATTCGTTGAGGACTTTGAACGCATCGGATGCGGTCACAGTCACAGTTGCGTCGTTGGGGTAGTCGTAAGACTGAGGCCATTGGTCTACGAACCCGAAGAAAATAGAGCGGATCGTCCCACCATTAGGGGTAACTCGAATCCGGATGGGCCGTAAAGGGGTGAGTTGGCCGTAGTAAGTGCCGGCCGTGTTTTCGGGGTCGAACAGTCGGTTTCGGTTGTCAAGAATGATTTGGCAGGATCCGGCCGGATAGGTGTCTAGTTCTGAGGATCGGCCTCGAGTTGTTGACACTTGCCGAATGTGTTCGGTCACATCAGTCCAGGTGATTGACGCAAGGGTTGAGCCGATAGGGACCGTCCCTGGTCCGGCGGAAGTAGAAAAGCCGATTTCTACTGTCAAAACCATTCCGTCAAACAAGGTTTCAGTCATGATCTCCACCCGGGACCGGAGCGGCGTTCGTAACTAGATATTGCTTCGACAATGGTTTGTCCAATGGCGGCTTTGTCGGCGGTCGGGGCAACATTGACGTTGATAGTGACATTGTTGCCACTGTTGCCACCCATGCCGGCTCCGGCGTTGCTGAGAAGTGCTTTGCTGGTTGAGAAAGCATCAATGATGCGACCGTAACCCGATGGGATAAACAGTTCAGGGCCTTTCTCTCCCACCAGGTACGGACTACCCGAGTCGACAGGACCACCCGACGCGCGCTTTTTGAATCCGAGTCCCTGCCCGTATTCTCCGGTCAATTCACCAGTCAAACCCAACAAGGTCCGAATTTTTCTTTCGGCTTCAGTGGTTTCAGCTTGAACTTCAATTTTGGGTTTTTGCAAAGACAACACCAACAAATCGTAGGCAAGCCCTTGGACCCGCTTCCTCACCGGAGAATCGGGGGCGAGAGTGTCGGCAAGTTCCATCAGTTTGTCCGACTGGATTTTTGCTGATTCCCCGGCCGTCAACGTTTTATTTTGAAGGATGCTTTGAGCGGTTGCGGCCTCGAGGGCGGCTTCAGATTCTTTTTCGATTGCTTTTGTCAAAGCAAGTTCTTTTTCCAAACGGTCGTCGGCCGTGAGACTCCCGTCAGTCAAACTTTTTGTGTATTCCGTCAATGCTTTCCGAGTAGCGATTTGGGCTTCTTCAAGAGAAATGTTTGCACCGAAAAGGTCTGTTGTGACTTCATACAAATCTTCCAAAGCCTTTTTTGCTTTGTCGGCTTCGACGGCTTCATCGGTCAAAGCCTGAGTTGCGTTTTCAACCGGGTTTTTCAAGTCGTCTGTCGCAAGTTTTGCGTCTTCGACGGCTCCGGCGTATCCGTCAAATAGTTTCTGGCCTTTTTCGGCGGAAATGCCAAGATCGGACAACAGTTTTTGATATGCGGATCCGGCGGTCGTCGGGTCCTGTTCAAACAATGATTTCAAAGCGTCATCTACGGCTTCAACCGATTTGCGCGCTTTGTCTGTTTCGCCTTGTCCGATGTATTGGCTAAACCCAAGTTTCAACTGGTTGAAAGTGCCGCTGGTGTTGTCAAGAGATTTGATGGCGTCACGAAGCTTGTTGATGTCTTCGGCGAGGACACCCCCGACATCGTCACCGGCGAAGGTTTTGAGGGAGGCGGTGACACGTTCGACGTCTGTAGAACTGAAATCTGCCTGAGCGGCAATGATTGCTTTGAATCCTTCGGCGACTGCGAAAACTCCGGCGGCGGCTAACCCAATTTTTCCGAGGCTGGCCGCTGATGACTTTGCCTTCGCGCCGGCTGTGTCGATCGCACCGGCCATGTCGTAGGCCTTTAGGGCCGCCCGGTTGAATAAATCTGGAACCATTTTCACAGCCGAAACCATGAAACCGATTGCCTCTGTGGCAGGTTTCGCAACAGCGGCCACCCCTACGAAAGCGATAACTCCGGTTTGCATCGAATCCGGCAAAGCCCCGAACGCTGTTGCCGCTGTGCTAACTGCTTTTTGAATGTTTGTGTAGATCGGAAGTAATGATTCCCCAAGTTTGGCGGAGGCGTCTTCCATGCTTGCGGAGGCTCTCTGCGCCTGTCCTTGGGCTGTATCAGCCTCCCTGGCGAACTGGCCTTGTGCAAATGCGGACCGTTCGGTGATGAGTGCAAGGGAGGCTTGCCCTTTGGCGTATGCCGACACATCAGATTCCGAGGCCGCCAACCCCATCGCCACAGCCTTAGCGTTCACTTCGGAGGCTTTGAGGGCGATTCCAAACCGTTCCAGGGGGTCGTATTCTCCGCGCAATGCAGATCCCAGGGCGGCTCCTGCGTCGTCAGTTTTGCCGCCCAAAGTGGCGGCAAGATCGGCGCCGATTGTTGTCAGGTTCACTGCTTGTTTGGCCGCTTCTTCGGTCGACATGCCGAAACCTTTGAGGGACGCCCCCAATCGGCTTGTCAATGTCCGAGCCGCATTCTCCGAAAGTCCAACAAGGTTGGCGGCTTCTTTGGAAAATTGGCTTACTGAACCAGCGGCGTCTTCAAACACTGCGCCAGTTCCACCGATTGACTGTTGGAGACTGCCGGCGGCGTCCACTAATTGCTTCGCCCCGTAAAGAACCGCTCCTCCGAAAAGAGCTGAGCGGAGAATATCGCCCGACTTTTTGGCGTTGTCACCGAAGCCGGCGAGTTTGCCTTCGGCTTTTTGAAGTTCGCGTTGGAGTTGTGCGGCGTCACCTACAACGGCGACCCTCACTTCCCTTTTGTCACCGGCCATTTTGGTTCCTCATTCGTCCCAACGCTTCGCATCCGGTCCGTATTCGGTGGCTTCTCGGCGTCTGGTTTGGACTTCGAACATTGCGTCGAGGTAATGGTCGGGTTCCTCGAGAAGGGTTGTCATCGGGATCCCCGAGTCGATCGCCAACGCTGCTACAGCGAGGGTGAAGAACTCGGGTCCGTAGGGTGTTCTTCGGTTTCGTCTTCCATGACGATTTCGACCCCGTTTACCGATTCCATCCATTCATCAAAATCGGGTAGTTCAGAATTGACGCGTTTTTCGGCGCACCAACCAAAGAACCATAGATGTTCGGTGTATAACCCTCCGTCTACGAAAAGGTTTGATACCGGCATTTTGAATCGACGTTCGAACTTGACGGCGTCAACTTTGCGGCCTTCAACTTCGGTCACTGTCTCGTCTTGATGGGTGATCCGATATTTTGCGAACATGATCGGGCTGTTCCTTTATCTCAGAGCGGATTGGACGGCTTTGTCAACTGCGCGGCCGGCGGCTTCCACAAGTCTGTCTTGAGTTTCCATGATGCCAGGGTAGACATATCGGCCTTTTTTGATGATAGGCCGAACAATTGTGGTGTTTCTTCCCCTGCCCCTGTTTTTGAGGGTGCCACCGAAATCCAGCCAACCGAAATATGGGGCCACTGAAGATTTGCCGCCAGCCAAAACATAGAGAGTGTTTCCACCAGCTCGGGCTTTGACAGTGAATCTGGCACGATTCGACTTTGATGGCACCCGGCGAAGAATGGCAGGGATTGTGTTGATGATGATGGCGGTTTTGAGGTCTTCGCGTAGAACCGGGACGAGGTCCGGATGTATCTTCCTCAGATACTTCCGAACCTCGGCCAGGTTGCTGACATAAACCCCAGCGCCTACAGCCATCAGCCGTTCTTGGCGATGGTGCTGGCGGCGCGCCAGCTGCCCGAAACGGTGATGGGACCGTCGACGGGCGAATCGACTGAGAAGTCGAAGAAGCCGGTTCCGTACCAATACACGGTCGGAGCGTTAGTGATGTCGGGATACAAGTAAAACTTGCGCGCATCACCATCGACGGCGGCGGTGTAGGACTGAGCGGTGGCGTCGTCGAAGTATCCGGAGAAGCTGCCCTGAGCGTCAGGGAGACCCGAAACATAGACTTTGTTTGTGTCACCGAATGACGTGACTTCAGCGGTGTCTACGGCAAACTCCGCTGACCACTGCTTGAGGAATGCGACAGAAGACGGGGCGGCAGCACTGGTAGCAATGCCGAGATAAAGGCGACCGTTGCGGCCGTGGCGACGTGCCATTGGTTTCTCCTTGGAGAGTTGGGGTTTTGGGGTTTACTGCCGGCCCGTCGGGATGGTCGGAAGAGCTGAGACATGTTCCAGCATTTGCCGGACATTATTGTCGAAGGTCCGGTCCGCTACTGCGTTTCGGGCTTTCAACGCTGCTGCTTCGCGTTGCTGGGGATGGTGAAGCCACCATCCTAGTTTCTCACCAAAGTCTTCGGCGTTTGCGAATGAAGGAAGCATGGGGAGGACATGGTCGGACTCGGGGCGGGGTTCGCGAAGAAAAAAGGTTCCTGTTGCTGCTAGTTCAATTTCTCGAGGCCCCATGGCCCATCCGGTGTCGAAGCCGGCGGCGCCTTCTTTTCGATATAGGTTGGCCGAAACATGAGTTGATGAATAAAGGTTTGCGGCGTCTTCGTTGGCGAAACAGCCGTCATCATGAATGAGGAATTGTTGTAACGGTGAATTTTCGTCTAGTTCCTGCCAATTTCCGGCTAAAGCAACGTTTATCCCGTCCCAGTTGACTTGTTCGAAGAAGGCGATTCGGGAAGGGAACGCTGTTCCTACCCAGGCGAAATCGGAACGGAGGTCGTCTTGGACTGGTCGACGGTAATGAATTTCGGGGTCATACGCCTGGGGGCTGTAAAACGTATTTGGTTGGGTGAGCCGGTATTGATCCAAGTTGCTGGGGTCGTTGATGAACGCTATGTCGGCTCTGGCGGCGATGGGTTGCTGTGAAGGGTCTTCGTAGGGTGATTCCGTGAGGACTACTGCGATTTTGATTCCGCGTGATCGGATGATGTCGAAAGTTTCGGGCGGTACCAGAAACGCTGAAGTTATGACGACAAGATCGGGCCAAAAGTCGAAACAGACGGCGCGTAATTGTTCTCCGACCATGCGTGCCGCTGTATGCCCTTTTTCCGCTTCAGGGACTTTGCCTCTGATGGCGTTTTCGCAAAAGTTGATTCGGTCGGCAAGATTGAAGTTGTGAGTTTGGTTTCCTGTCCGTTGAAAGGCTTTCAACCAGCCTCTGTGGACGTCTGCGACTGAGAAAGCCGGCCCGGGTTCTACTGTGAGAATCCGCATTCAGCCGAGAACCTCGAGGGTTACTTCGACCCCCAAATATTCGATTCCGCCAATGTTGAAAGTCCCGGGGTTGTTCCAACTGGTTACCCGACATGAGTCACAAGCCCCGTTCAGAGAGGGGTTTGCGTCGATGACATGATAAATCGAGTTTGTGCCCTGCCCTAAAAATTCGTCAAGGCGTTCCTGACCTTTTTGGTCGTCTGCCCTGGTGAGCATCACCAGGACTCCGTAGCCGACAAGCATTCCGTCAAGGTTGTCGGAGTCGAATTGACCTGTTCCGAGTGAAACCACAGCGGCGGGCGGTGAAATTTGGGAGGGGATCCATTCGTAAATGCGGAGGTTGTTGATGTTTTGGAGTGTGTTGGTGATGCCGGCCCTAACTGATGCGAGGTTCATCCGATGACCAGACCTTGTCCGCCTTGTCGACGATATGGGGCGATCATCATTTGGACGTCAGGGTCGAGGCGTGTTGAAACTCGGATGGCGCCGAATCCTTCGCCAGCTGCGAACCCTTCGGGGGTTTGTGCCCGACGATAAACCCTTGCCGCCTGGATAAGGCACGACTGAAAAATAGTGTTGGGGACAGCGGCCCAACCCCATTTGGCCGTTACTTGGACTCGAGGGCGTCGACCGGTTGTAGGAAACATTTTGGGGATCGTGGCAATGATGGTGTTGTAAGGCTGACCGGAAATGCCACCGATTTCGCTGTTGATGGGTTCCAAAACATATTCGGTGCTATCCCACGTCTGATCGTAAGTGCCATTATCGCCAGTATCGGTTTTTATAATCAACCCTGTGATGGTTGAGAAATCGTCGATGACGCAACGGATCGGACTGTCTGCGTAGTAGACGCGCGCGCTAACTGTGGAATCAGAATAAAACCTTCTTGAGGTGTAGGCGTCGATGCTTCGCGATGCGGCTTCGATCGCGGCTTCCATTTGCGGGTCTTCGGATGTCCCGTAATTTGATGAGGGGAAAAGATAGGTTTTGAAGTCGTTTAGGGTGGCGTAGCCGTTGGTGATTGCCATTATTGGCTCCATTTGTTTCGAAGTCGGGTCACGTTCTCAGTGACGGCGGCCCAACGTGCCGGACCGGATTGGGACTCTAGATGGGTCACAGTTGCCCTTGGATCGTAGACGTTGCGGAATCCTTTTTGTATGGATGCGAGGCAGAGGTCGACGTCTTCGTAGCCGTTCCAGTACCCGATATCGAAGCCTCCGAGTTGGTGGAATAGTTCTTTTCGGATGCCGAGACATGCCCCGGTGATGGCGTCAACGTCGGCGGGGGTGGTTGCCCAATCTGTGTTTAGGTTCCAGGCTTCTAATCCTGGGGGCCGTGTGAAGTCAACGGCGATTCCGGCGGATTGGATTTGGCAGTCGGGGTAGATGAGTTTCGGCCCCACTACTCCGATTTCAGGTTCGTCTAGAAGTTCGGTAAATGATGTCCAGTTGGGGTGAACGATGGTGTCATTGTTGAGGAAGATAAGGCGGTCTGATGTTGCGAGGTCGGCCCCGGCGTTGCAGGCATAGGCGAAACCTTTATTAGTTTCAAGGGCGATGGTGGCGAGTTGATCGGTTCCGTCTGTGGATCCGTTGTCGACGATGATGAGTTCGTAGATCGGGTCGTGTCTGGCGATGGAGTTGAGACAGTTTTGTGTCAGTTCAAGCCGGTTGAAGGTGGGGATGATGACTGCGACGGTCATGGCATGGGGGCCGGATCGTTGATGAGGCCGGTTTCTTCGCATAGTTTCCGCCAGGTGGTCCATAGTTCAGCGTCGTTGAGGTTTCCGAGTTGCCGCCAGTGCGCCCCGTAGGTGGGGTGGAGGGTGGTGGCGTTGTAGGCGGCGGCTCCGTTGCGGGCTTTGCTGATGAGTTGTTCGAAGGATCGATATTGGTAGTGGCGATAATTGAGGGCCTGAGCTTGTCGGCCGGGATGGTTGAAAAGGAAATGGTTTCCAAAATCGATGTGAATGCCGGGGTGATATCGGAACGCTACTTTGCCCATTTTTTGGGGTTTTTGGCGGCGGCGGATGATCCTTCGGAACGGGTTGAGTTCGGTGGGGTCGTCGTCGTCGGTGGCGATGTGGTCCCAGCCGGTAGCGGTGATGATGTCGGCGGTGGTTTTGCTGAAGAATTCGGCGAGGGTGCCGCCGGTCCAATACCAGTATTCGTCGGCGTCGAAGGGGAGAACCCATTCGGCTTCGAACTGGTCGGCCGCCATGTGGGCTAACCGGGTCATTTTTTCGTCCTGGTAGTAGCCGGGTTCTTCGTCTTGGATGATTGTGATTTGTCCGGTGTTGGCGAGGGCTGCGAGTTTCCAGGGCGTTTCGTCTACAGAGAGGTTGTCGGCGACGATGATGTGGTCGATTCCCTGGTTGAGAAGATGATCGATTGTCCAGTCGATGACGTCTTCTTCGTCTCGAACCATTGTGATTGCCACGGTTTTCATTTGATCCGCCTTGCCGGGACTCCGACCCATGTGGAGTTTGGTGGAATGTTCTGTCGAGGTAAAACAACGGTGCCGGCGCCAATTGTGGCCCGTGGCCCTATTTCGGCCAGGTTGGAAATCACAGCTCCTGCGCCGATTTGGGCGCCGGCCCCGATGGTGACGTGTCCACAGATCGTGGCCCCTGGTCCGATGGTGACGAAATCGCCGATTTGCGCGCGTGTGATGAAGACGTTGCCGTTGATGTGTGTGTGGCGCCCTAGACGGGTTTTGGGGCCGATGGTGGCGTGTTGCCCTACTACGACACCAGGAAGGGCCTGTAGCGTCGAATGAACGGCCGCTGAAGGGTGTATGGCTGTCGCTGCTCCTTCAGCCCGGTCTAATGCTTCTCGAATTCGAGAGTTGTTGTGCCCGATTAGGTAGCGGTCATATAAATGAAGATCGATGCAGGGGCCGAGAATGTCGGGCCCGTCGACTTCGTCGTCTAAGTATCCGGCGAACGGCTGGCCGGCATCTTTCAAAATGGCGGCGATATCTTGCCCATGCCCACCAGCACAAAGAACAACTACCGGACTCATAGTTGATAATTCTTTGAGCGTCGAAGTCCGATGTGAAAAGTTTTTGGTTCGTCGCCAAGTTCGCCCAAATACCCGAACCTCCAACCATCTTTCAACAATTCCGAAGTGAGTTCGGCTTCTAAACCTGCCTCATATTCGCGTGTGATAGAAGCCGGATAAAGACACGGGTTGAATGTGAAAAGGTGCCGTTGTTCGACAAAACCATATTTATTTTTGAACCGGACGGGGTCTACCCCATAGATTCCGCCGGCTTGTTGTTCCTGGGGAGACCAGGGCTGACGCAACAAGGCGATTTGGGCGAGTTCCGGTTCGTATTCCAACAATTCAATCATGAGTTCAAGGTCTACGACATCAGGGAAAATGAAATCGTCCTCGAGGTGGAAGACGTAATCCACTTCCGAGTCAATAGCGTCCCAACCGGATTGAATCGCCCCGGCCAAACCGCGTCGAGGCATGTTTTTCACAAAATCAAACCCGTCAGGGCTGAACCCTTGTTTTTCCCCTGAATCGTCAATCAAAAGTTTTTGATGCCAAGGCCAATCTAAACATTGAGCGGCGGACTCGAGAGTTCGTTGGAGATAGTCCCAACGACCATCGGTTACAACCATCAAAGCAAGTTTGGGTTTCATTGAACCTGAACCCCATGACGCGCCCATCGACGCATAAAAGCGGCTTTGTCTTTCGCAAGTTGCTGTTGCATGGCGGGATCTTCCCAGTCCCCGGTTTTTGAACCTCCGTCGATATGTTCCACAGTCGTTTCAGTTGCCATGCCATACCAGCCGCCAGCCATGTCAACCGACAAGACAAGGTCATTGTCTCCAAACCACCATTTGCAATCCTCCGGAAAATGCCAGCCTTCCTGGAACCATTCGGATTTGACCATGAACGCGAATCCGGCGAGGCCGCCGGTTCCGTCATAGCGGTCGGCACAAATGCCGTGCAACTGAACAACCTTTTCGGGGGCTTCTCGTCCGTCATAGTTGGGGCAGACGGCCACAAGACGATCATCGGATCGTAAAGCTTCAGCCATTGTGACAATAAACTTTTCACCAATCACAATGTCATTGTTGAGAAAAGCAATGTTGGCTTTCGGATGCCGATTCATTGCCCAATGTGCGCCGGCATTCCACATTTCGTGGATACCCATTCCGGCGGTGTCTAAAACTTTGGCGAAAGTTTGAGCGCCTAACCATTTGCGCGTTTCAGGATTTGAACCGTTATCCAGGACAAGGATGCCGTCGTGTTCGCCCTGGTCATGAAGTTGGCGTAGCAAAGCCTTCGTCATCTTCAAATTGTCTTTGACTGGGATGATCACAAAGGTTTTGATTGGGATGAGTTCCGGCGGGATTTGAGGCCAAAAGTCCCGTGTCGTCAACGTTCGTTTCTTTATGTGCCCGGCTTCGATTGTGGTGTCGACATAACATCGAAACCCGCACGCCTGCGCGCGCAGACTGAACACATAATCTTCGCCCATGATGTCATAAACAGTTTTTCCGGTGTCGGGGTCAACCCAATCCCATTGAACATATTTGAACCATGGTTGAGCGTCTTTCGGGTTCGCTGCCCAAATCTTTTCGAAAACGGTTCGATGGATTAGGACACATCCGGAGCCGACTGCTCCGACCTGCCAGTGCTGTTCGGCGGGGATTGTTTGATATTCGCGTGGGGTTGGCGGGTCGAGGGTTTCGAAACCGATGCACGCTGGGACAATCCGATGATGAGGGTTGAACTTTTCGGCCATGATCAAGGCCGACAGGATGGGCCGTTCGATGGGGTCGGCTGATTCGAGGAGCTGGTCGACAATGTTGAACGCGAATCGTTGGTCAGTGTCGATGAACAACAGCCAATCTGCGTCTGTTTCTAAAAACGCTTTGACGACTGTGTTTCTTTGTTGGGGCAGGTTTGTTCCTGCCTGCGCGATAAGCCAACCGGCATGATCTAGAACCCCGTTGTTTTTGTCGTCCCACGATTTGAGTGCCAAGAGGGAAAAAACGAAGTCTGGTTCGAAACTGCCGTAGATAATGCCAACGGCGACCTTCGGGGTGGATGCCATGACTGCTCCTTGTCGGGATGTCGGGGAAATATCGGGGAAATATCGGGGGGAGTTGTGGACCGGGCCTCTCAGCCCCGACGCTGAGAGGCCCGGTTCACTTCTTTTCAGACGCTCAGACCTTCAGAACCTTGAAGGCGTTGGAGGTAAGGACGTCTGCGCCGGTACGCCAGAAGGCGAACCAGCCGGCCTGTCCGGTCGGACGCTGGTTGGCGCCCATGACCATCGGCTGATACATGATCTCGACGCCAACGCGATCGATGATCTTGTAGTTTTCGAACGCCCCGAGGATGAGGACAAAATCGTTTGATCCGGAAACAATGGTGGTGTCCATTGATTCGTTCGCATACGTGTTGTATCCGATCATCTGTGCTGGGACTCCGCCACCGAATGCCGCCCAAAAGTTAGCGTTGGCATCGGTTGCGGTACGAAGCGCGTTGTAGGTGGAACGGGGGCCTAGGAACGCTGCGCTTCGACGGAATCGGGCGCCAAGGGCATTGTCCAGGGCGTAAGCGTCGGCGGCGACAAGGGATGCCGCACCGGCTGCGCCGGACGTGCCGTTGACAACCGGACCGGTGCCAGACAGGCGGGTGATAAGCCCGTAGGGCTGACCTGAACCGGTTCCGTTGATGTGCGCGGCCTCCTCGAGACGGTCGCGAGCGTCGGCGATGAGTGCGCCAACCTCGTTGAAACCCGAATCGGAGATGACTTCGTACGAACCGAACAGAAACGCTGCCGCCTTGTGAACGTTGATCGTCGGGCCAACGAAAGTCGGGGTGGCGTCTGCCGCTTCCGTACCCTCTGCAAGCCATTCGGCGGTCACTCCGGCGGAGGTGACACCATCCCACTGGTCAGTCGTGATTGACGTCACATTCGAAATCTCGCGAACCTGGTTCGAAGAACCGGCGTTGGTGAGAACGATTGTCGGGTCAAGGAACTGGGGGACAAGAACCCCACCATTTGCCGCGGTGAGCGACATGGCGGTGCGGGCCTCAGCGTTGGAAAGGATGCGGGGAACCCCGGCACCAGGGGCGCGGAAGTAATCCTCGAAAGCCTCGAGATACTCCGGCGAAGAGGTGCGGACGATGTGGCGGGCCACAATGTCCAGATCCCCGGAACGCTTCTCCAGCATCTTCGTTGCATTCTCGCGCGCTTCGTCGGTGACGAAGGACGGAAGATGCTTTTCGATGACGTCGAGGGCACGGCCACGAAGTTCGCTTCCCGACTCATGGGGGAGCGTGCTGTGGTCGAACGCGTCGCGCGCGGTGTGAGTGTTGACGTTGATGGAGGCCATAGCTCCGTCTCCTGTTTCGGTTGCGGCCGGTGCAAAGTCGGCGATGCGAGCTTTACGCTCCTCGAGGGCGGTTAGTTCAGCCTCGGAGGTGCGGACATACTCTGCGCCGGCTTCCCATGAAGCCTGTTCGTCTGGATCAAATGAACGCTCTTCAGCGTTTGTGTGCATTTCGCGAAGGACCGACTTGACGTATTCGACGCCTTCACGAAGGTTCTTTTCGTCCATTAGAGGACTCCTTCGATTTCTCGCAACTGTGAGCTGCGCTGGGTGGGTGTAAGTCCGGAGTGCGTATGCGAGTCCGGTTTCGATTCGGCGGGCCGTCCCGAAGTGCCATCACTGGCGGGTTCAGGTTGGGTGCCGAGAACAAGTGCCCTGGCGATCGCTTGCCGATCGTTTTGGGGCAGTGAGAACAATGGTGACAGATCAGCGGACCGTACGCCAACGCTTGTCGATTCGTATGCCGGGAATACTACAGGACCCAACTCTAGGAGTTTGACTTCTTCCAAAGTCCGAACGGGGATGTTCCCTGATTCGTCGACACTGTCTCGAACTACTTGAAAACGGAAACTCATTCCGTCGATCGATCCGGAGGCGATGGCATCGCGAACTGGTTGGATCAGCCAATTGTCGGCGAGTCGTGCTTCGACATACAAACCGTGTTCGTCTTCACGAAGTTTTGTGATCTGTCCGAGTGGCATTGATCCGAGAAGGGGATGCCGGCCGTGTTCGAATTGCAGGACTGGCATTTTGGCGTTGATGGATCGTTTGAATGCCCCTGGTCGGATTCGTTCTTCGAAGCGGCCTTCGTAGTTGTCAATCATGGTTGATCGGTTGAAAACGGCGGCGTAGCCGGTGAGGGTAAGCCCGTCGCCTGTGTCTTCGGCCGCACGAATTTCGAATGGGACGTCACGGTAAAGATCAGACCGGTTTTCGGTTGATCGTGCTGATTCCATTTCCATCATGGGTTCTTCCTCATCAACGGGTTCAGCCGGGGGGTTTGAAAGTAAAGATTCTGGAATGATCCAGAATTTGCATATTGCGGCCGGGTCGATGTCGCCTTCAACAATTTCGCAAGCGCGCGGACCTTCATAAAATGCACAGTTAGAACAAACAAGCCCTTCAGCGGCGAAAGGGTTGACGTCGGGTCCGGCGTAATGGGCGCCCTGCGCTCCGATGCCCTGATCAAACTTGCCGAAGATGTCGACGATTTCCTCGAGGTCTTCATAAAGTTTGTTTTGCAAAGGCGTCACAGGATAAATACCTTCGATGCTTCGGGTTTGATCATCCATGACGGACCTTTCATCATTGTTCACGTTTTCCATGATGGCAGTTGCACGGCTGCGCCCTGCGTCTCCACCCCACAAAGCCCATGCAATCCGGCCATTGCTGGGGTAGCCGTCTTCACCAGGAGACCAGCCTTCAGCCTTCTTATCGATTTCGTGCCGATCAAAATAGGCTTTGACCCGACGCCAAGTATCGATTGAGAGTTGCCGCCGGTTGACTATGTCACGGGCGCGCGCGATTCCGATGCGGGTTCCGCCTCGCCCGTATTCGCTGCGCCAATCCAAACCTTTTTGGGCTTCATCGACCATGCCGTCAGTTGGGGGGTATGAATCAGCTGCCCGACTGTCTTCACCATATTCGGCAATGTTCAGGGCGGTGAGTTGGTCTTCGGCTTCGGCTTCGCTGAGGTGACAACCCATGATTTCACCGGTTTCAGATTTGATTACGGCGTAGCCGTCGCATCCTTCCGCATCGTCAGTCACTTCATACGGCATCGGATTCACCATTTGTTGGGGCTTGCAACTGAACACTGAAAACGCCTGTATGGGTGAGCACTGTGGAATCCCCGGTTTCAATGAACTTTGTGACTGTGGACGGTTCATAACCGGCTTCGACAAGTTGCCGCATCGATGACGCCTGTGTAGCCCTAATTTCCGCTTCGTCTTTGCGATCCTCTTGGAGGAACATGATTTGGGATTGATCGAAGGAAAGTTCCGCTGGGGTGCCGACCGGTAAGGCAAGGATCCGTTCCATGGCGGCACACAGGTTCTGTGCTGTGGGGGTGAACCATGCATCAGACCAGAGGCGCCGGGTTTGAGAATAATTGCCGGCGTTCAAAGCGGATCCTGCCAGTCCTTCGGAAATGCCGAGAACAGTGGCCGGCACTCGGGATCTGAGCGCAATTCGGGTTTCGTCGACGCCTTGAGTGTTTTTCAAGTCGAGTTGTTGAAGATTCGAACCGGCGACTGTGACATCAGCTCCGCCACCCAAAACAAGAGTTTTGTAGGCGTTGGCGGAACCTTCATGGCGCTGATTGATGACTCCGGCGATATCTGTGGCCTGTTGCTGTGTGGTGTGCGGGTCGAGGGTGACAATCAATTGTGGTGTTGCGGCATTAGCAAAAAACTTTGATTTGAACTCTGTGGCTTGCCGGTCGGTTGTGATTTCCGAAAGCACCGAACCAATCCATGATTGGCCTCTCCACCAGAACATCGGGTCCGGTTCAGGTTTCCAATGTGCAACCTGGGAGGGTGCCAAAAAGATTGGATCGTTTTTAGTTGTCGGGCCACCCGGCTGATATGTGTAGCCGACAAGTTCGGCGTCAAGACTGGTAGTTGGGTCGATGTCACCCTCGAGGGAACCGAAAACGATTGTGACCCAATCCGGACGCAAAAGTTTCAACTGTCCGCCATTGCGGTAAAAGAAGGCATTGCCGGCGAGACTGTTATGTTGTTCGGCCGTGTAAAGAAGTTCGGCGCGTGTCAGATCGCCAGGGCGTTCAAGAATGGAAAGCTCAGTGTTGCCGAACAGTCTTCCTGTTTCGCCTTGCAACAACGAACGCCACTGAAACCGAATCTGAGACATCAACAAAGCGCGCGCTGTGATAGCGCCGGCGACAACTCCAGAAGAGTTGTAGACGCCTTGGACATATCCGGAGAAGTTGGCGGAGACTGCCTGCCCTGGTGCCCGTAACGGGGAAGCCATCCCCTGATAAACGTTTCCGTTGAAAGAAAACATGGCGAGGACATCTTCAAAAGTGAGTCCGTTGCTATAGGAACGCTCGGGTTCACCGGCATTTCGGAGGCGGTCTAGAAGTCTCATTCAACATCCTTGAGGAGGCCGGCGGCTATCAATGCAATCCCAGGGACACAAAATGCGAGCCATGGGAGAGGGGAAAGGGCGAGGCCGACAGTCAAAGAGACAAGGCCCACGATGACAAACAGCAAAGCGGTTTTCATGCGAGAAGCGCGAACGGGGCGACGGGCTGTTCGGGGGACATCTTGGCTACCTCGTCATAAGAGAGAATTGCGGCTACTAAACCGTCGATCTTTGCATCAATTGTAGGCTTCACGACGGCTGGCAAGTCGGTTCTACCTTTTGACTTCGTCAACAAGGCGTTCAAAGCGTATTCCCGCAACTCCTCTGAACCGTCATGGGTGAAAGATTGTTCATCGATCGCCTCGAGGAACCGGTCGATGGCCGGTCCCATCCGAGTCGGACGGTTTGTCAATACTTCGACCACCACCGGTTCTCCATAGCGTTCTCCGAACTCCTTGTCCCAAGAGTCGATTTCCTCACGCCAACCAGGCGGATCGCACGCGAAACGTCGAACTTCATATGTTTCCCGCAATTCCGCCACTTTCTCTCGGATTTCCTCTCGAGGCACCCGATAGTCCCTGCCGGCGAACTCCGGACGGCGCCAACGATCAATTAGAAACAAATGGGGTTTCTCTGTGAGAACCCATCCGACAAGGACAGTGTCGTCGGCGTGTTCGCCACGGTCCGAACCATCAAAGCCGATAGCGATGAACTCGCCTCCTTGAGGGTTCAAAGAAGGAGCTGCCAACGCATCCCATTTGTCGGGATCGATCGCGCGTTGGTCGCCCTTCCATCGGAGGTTGTGGAAATAACGGGCGTTTTCGGCTTTTACGGAACCGGGGGCACGGATTTCGTGTTCAACCATGCCAGCCAAATCCATCCAATCGGCGGCCGGGCCATACGCCTCGCGCAGAGACGCCAACTGTGCGGCATCGTCATCCCAATCAGATTCCGACATGATCCCTTCCCGATGATGCCAACAAAACCCGAAAGATCGTTTCGGTTTCTCCAACAACTTTTCGGCCTCATCGTAAAGATCCTCAGCTACCGAATGTTGACCTGGTTGGAACATTGTGGTTGTCGCCAACATCCAAGGTTGGGCAATCTTTCTCTTCCTAGTGTTTCGACGAACCATGGCGTGCATTTGCCGCAACTCCGGCAAGTAATACAAATGGGGTTCGTCGACAACTGCGAAAGATTCTTTACCGCCATCCTTTGAAGCGGCGCCGGCTGTTGACGGTCGAACCTCGCCCAATCGGCCGCCCTTGCCTAGAAGTGTCCGAGTTGACCCGATATCGAGTTGGTTGAACTGCCATTCGGTGGGAAACAGTTCGCGCGCGTGTTCCAACATTGTCTGAATGTTTCCGTAGGTGTTGCCGGTCTGGCCTTCCTCCGTCGCCAACGGCCGAATGAAGGGGTAGGTGACAGGTTTTCCGACCGGGTCACCATTGGCGTCCCAACCATCGAATCGGACCGGTCCGAGAAGTTCGGCGCAAACCAAAGCGCCGGCAAATTCCGATTTGGCTCTTCCCTTTGGCATGGAAATGCCGAAATAGGACACAACCCTTCGGCCTTCGTTCTCATGGCCTTTCGGGAAAATCCGGTAGCAATCAAGGATGATCTGGCAGAACTCTTCATCCCACACCAACGGTTCGCCTTGGATGTCTCCAGGGCCGTGACATAGATACTGCTCAGTCCAATCAATGACCTGCCAGCCGAGGGTCGGCCATTCTGTTGGGGCTACTAGTCGGGTAAGGGGCATCGTGATCAGGCCAGATTTGTTCGGCGTTGCTGGCGGCGTTCGGCAATTTCGTCTTGAACATCGGAGCTGAGAACTGGATCGGCTTTCTTCTCCGGCAACTGTGCCCATCGAAGGTCTTGCCGTCCCTTCGGGGTGATGCCGTACCGATCCAGTAGCGGCATGATTTTTGTGACGTCGATTTCTTCTTTCATGACCCGGTCATAAAGGAAGACAAGTAACTCGAGGCCCGGCAAATCTTCGGCTGAATAGAAACTTGCCCACCACGCGTTCATCCATGTCTTCCAGGCCTTCTGGCCGTGGCTGGAAAGGCCTTTGGGGCAGGGCGGGACTTTGCCGTGTTGCCAGCCTTCATGTTCAGCAACGTTCCATTTGAACACTGATTCGCGTTGATCTGATTTGCCTGGCGGTTGGGGTTTTGAGCCTGGGGGCATGAGTCCTCGATTCGTCGGGGGTTTTCCACAGAGTAGGGGTTTCAGCGGTCGACTGGTTATCCACAACCGGCAGGTTTTCCACAACCTGCCGGTTTTTTGACGATCCCGGTTGTCCACAACATATTCACAGCTTTTTCCACAAGGCCACCCATGACCCTCGGGTTGTCCACATATCCACAGGGTTGTCCACATATCCACAGGGTTATCCCCAGATTCGGGACCCTGCAAGCACAGCGAGAAGGGGGGCGCAGGGAGATTCGCCTCCGCGCCGACCAATCCGAACGCGTTCGGGGCTCCGGCCTCGGCGG